TTTATACTCCAAGCCGAACAGAGCATTGAGACCGGGCTCAAGCTCTTTCACCAGTTGTGCACGTGAAATTGCCATGATGGATGTCCTTTAGGCTCAGGTTACGGCTTTGACGCCGGTGCTGCCGTAGAGATGCTCGTTGATTTTCACAACGACCACGGCAAAGTTACCAAGCTCGTTGCCCGGGACATTCCACAGACCTACGATCTTGAGGTTCAGAGCAGCCGTATCAGCGATGGTGGACGAATCCAGCTCCATCGTCGAAACACCCGTCGTCGAGCTGCCCCCCGTTCCCACCACATCCGCATTCTTGCCAATATCGGCCTGCTCGATGTCTTCATCGGCCTGAATGAGGAAGAGTTGGCTGGGGTCGTCAATCACGTCGGCAATGATCTTGCCCTGCGTGATGTTTACCGAACCGGGATAGAAATTCTTCCAAGTCGGCTTTCCGGTTGTGGGATCAATGTAGTTGCAGCCGTTAAACACCCCCAGCGCCGCTGCGTGCGTGCCGGGAAGAAATTTAACGACGTACCCATTGACGATGGTGACCAAGTCGCCTTGGTAAATCGCCCCGGACTGGTTATCAGCAATCTCGTAACCGTACTGCTTTTGAGCCCCGGTTGCGGACAGATTGCCGATAGGACGCAGACCAAAGGCTTTGTCAACGTTCGCCATTTGATAGTTCCTTTAACGTGATTACTGGTCTTTCGACCCGCCAAATGATACGCGAGACCTGCGGGTCGGGCGTTCGATGACCATGCTTGAGTGCGCATTGGCCTTCAACAGCTCGTTGTCCGCAGCTTGAAGCTGATCTCCCGCTCGCTGCCGGTAATATGAATTGCGCTCTTCAACGGTCTCATCAGGGATACGAGCCAGAAGCAGCGACCCCACGCTGATCACACCCGCGTGGCGACCGTCTTCAGGACTGGACGAGTGGAAGTCCGGATACTCCTCGGCTCGAACCAGCTCGTAGCCCTCACGCAAGCGCGCGGACACGTTGGTGCGATCCTGAATACCGGCCGATTCCGCCCTTATCCAGCGATGTTTGAACCCCGGAGGAGGCTCAGGAGCATCCAGTCGGGAAGGAGCCTGCCACGGACGACGTCGCGTGATCTTCGCCCGCAACTCAGAGTCGCGCGAAGCACGGTTGAGGGCAGGGCCTGCCCCAATAGTCGGTTTAACGTCACTCATGATCAATCCTTCACGTACTTGGCATATTCCTCAAGCGGAACACCCAGTTTTTTGGCAATGGCCACCTGACTCGGGGTCAGTCTAACCGTGCGGCGTGTAGCTTGGTTAACACCAGATGATCTGGAAGCGGGTGCGACCGGCTGCACGTTACGCGTCGACCCGTTTGGCGTACCAGAGAACTTCCGTGGAAAGGCGTCTCGAATACGTTTGTCCAACTCATGATAATACTCGTCTGAGCTGGCGTCAAACCCCTCCGCTTCAATCAGTTGACGATGTATGCCCCACGCCGCATGCGTCATGGCCGTGTCTCGACCATACCAAGGGTTGCGCTCGGCCCACTCCTCTACCTTCGGATCAACCTGCCGCTGTTGCACAGGCTGCTGGGGCTGCTGGGGCTGTTGCTGTTGAGCCGCGAAGCTCTCCGCATGAGCCTGTCGCTGCGCTTCCTGCGACCGGACCTGCGCCTGCTCCATGGTCAACGCGGTCAGGCGCTGCTGTGCCTCGGTCTCAGTATCGATGTCGCCTTCTTCACGCGCTTTTTTGATGATCTGCTTCAGCGCCATCAACTGCGTCTCAATACGGCCCGTCGCCTCGGCCACACGCGCCTGATCCGTGCTCAGATACTGCTGTTCGATCTGCTGCGCACGCGCCTGCACGCTCCGCGCATACTCCAAAGCAGCCTGCTCACGACGCTGCGTCTCCCGCAGCCGCGCCGTCAGCTTGTCGATCCGCTTTTTGACATTCTCGCTGTACTGATCCAGCTCTCCTCGGTCTGCCGAATCACCTTGATCGCTGCCGGTGGCAACAACCTCCGGCGGCTGAGGCTTTCCCAAAAGCTCGGACTTGCCGTCCTCACTGAGTTGAACCGTTGCCGGCTCTTCATCTTCCCCAATCTTGAACTCCAACTGCTCCGTATTCATACCGCTCTCCTTTACATGTGCAAAACGTCTTCAGGATCACTGACCACGCCCAAAACCTCATCGTCATTGATGAGGCGGATCTCACCGCCGTCGATGGGAATGCGCGCCCCGGCGTAGCGACCAAAAATGATCCAATCCCCCTGCTTGCACCACGCCCCGCTCGGGAATTTGGACTCATCGGCATACGCCAGATCGCCTGCCTTCAACACATACCCACAAACCGTGGCCAGATTGGATCGGCGCTGCGTTTCCTCAGCGAGGACAATGCCTCCCTTGGTCTTTTCAGCCCCGCGATACGGCAAAATGGCAAGCCGCCAACCAGTCGGCGTTGGAATGCGATCCAAAACCGCCTGATGCAACTTTGCCGGGTCAAATCCTGACTCCGTGTACGAGTCCTCAAGCTTTGGGCCTGCGCTCGCGGCTTCCTCGCGCCACTTGCGCTCCAAGGCCGTCAGGTTTTCGCTTTCTTGCGTCTCTACAGCACTCATGTTCACCTCTCAGTTAAGTAAATCGTCGTCCGTGTGCTTCTTCAGGAGTGCTTTCACGGAATCTTCGACCATTTTCAAACCTTCAAGGCGACCCATCATGAAGCGATAGCGCTCCATGTCAGTGATCGTGCCGTTCAGCACAATCTGCTCTGACTGATGCTGTAGCTTTCTGACTTCCTTGAGAACTGCTTCTGCAAATTCGAGCATGGTGATTCCATGAAAGCAGCCGGTTTAACGCACCGGCTGATGGCGTTGCTGCCAGACGCTCAGTATATGCGAACTGGACGCGTCCCGTCCTTCTTCTTCACAATGGCCACCGCCTTTTGCACGCCCTTGGGCTCGGAAATCAGCGTCCCGCCCTTGGCCATCTTGCGCGCCTTGCCCGCCTTGTCATACGCAATGGCCGCCGCCTGCTTGGTGGCCGCACCTACACTCTTCGGCTTGCTGGTGCCCAGCTTGCCGGACTCCTTGTACGACCGAACCATCTCTCCGATGTTGGAACTGATGGTCTTTTGACCCGACCCACGCTTAAGCGGCATTTGGAACTCCTTTTGGCTGCATCGTTTTGATCGCCTGCAACCGCAGGCGCTCTTGGTTGATCTGATTGTTCTGCTGAACCTTCTGCTGGTCAAGCCCCAAGCGCTGCTGATCCAACTGGATCCTCTGCTGGTCGGCCTGCGCCCGCTGCTGGATCTCCATACGCTTCAACTCGATCAACGGATCCTCACCACCCTCGCCGGACAGCTTGCCCTGCATGTCCCGCATCTCCTGCATGTAGGTCGCAACCTTGATCGCCACCATCCCCTCCTTCTGAATGGCCGAAATCATCCGCTCAGGATCCGTCCCATACATCTTGAAGAGCTCCACCTCGACATCCTCTTCGGCTTTCAGACGAATGTGCTCCAAAATGTGCTTCTGCAACTCCATCGCCGCAATCGGACTGGCCTGCAACATCGGCGAAAAGCCCATCATCAGGTGCGCGGCGATGTGCGCATCATGCTGCTGCCCCGCAAAGGCCTTCAACTTCATGCCGTTCAACACATCACTGTTTTCGGCCGCCGGATCACGGGGCATATTCGTGTTCTGCGGCAGCAAAATGCCGTCAATGTCCCGAATATTGAGCGCCGCATACATCCGATAGTACGCCTCGTACATGTTGTGCATGTTCGGCGCGCTCTGGGCAAGCTGCAACTGCATCTGCGCAAGCTGAATCCGCTGCGCCGTGCTGAAAATGTTCGGATCAGCCACCGGCTGCACCGACACCATGTTGCTGAAGTCCGCTTTTTTGATGCGCCGGCTCGCTCCCGGCACGTCATACGGGTACTCATTGGGCAAATAATGCGCAAAACCCTCAAAAAGCAGCTTGAATTCCAGCGTTTGCGCGTAGTGCAGGCGTTTGTGGATGCTCGACATGACCATCGAGCCGCGTTCCAAAAGCGCAAGCGTCGTTCCGACCTGCGCATACTGGTTTCCATCGCCCACTTGCATGTCCGCCGTGCTCGACAACCGCTTTCCAGCGTCCACCAAGAAGCCCAAAAGCTGAAAAAGCGTCTGCGACGGCTCTTTGTACGGCAACGGAAGCAGCGACGCACTCAATTCCGCCCCGCCCGCGTCAATATCCCGCCACTCACCCGGCTGAATCGGGTCCGAATCGTCCGCGATCCGCGCTCCCTTGGCCTTGAACCCCGCCGGCAAGTTCGACAACGTGCCCGCATCAATCAACTGACGCAACGCACTGGTCGCCGCCTTCGACAAACCACCAATCAAGTGCACAAAACCAAGGCCATAGGCCCCCGGACCCTCGACCAAGACGTAGTGCACGAAGTA